TTGAAATCGGGCAGATGCTTCCTCGTATGTCAACCCTTGCATTGCTGCTACCAGCCCTGACATAAGAACTTTCAAATTCGCAACAGTCATTTTGGAAACACCAATTTCTTCCACGGCTTTCTTGCCAAGCGCCCCTTCGATAGCATTTAATAACCCTTTGATCGTTGCACCGTCTGCCAGTTCCTCAAAACCAAGTACAGCTTCTACGCTATTATTGATTGGATACTTTTTATTGCCGATTTGAATTGAGGACACTTCGTCCTTCACGAATTTATCTGACAGGTTAATAATCTTTGACATGGAATAATCCCCCTTATGATTTGTTGGTACTACTTTATGGTTTAGCTGGTGTAAATGTTGGCTTGCCGTCTGATAAGAGCTCAAATTCCAGCCCGTCAATATTCGTCGAGTCACCGCCACCAGGCTGCGTAAGATTGATAACGCAATCCATTGTCAACTTCGCACCAGATGGCATGATCCACTCGAATTTCGTTTCAACCTCTTGTCCAGTTCCTAATAGTAATCCAGCGATGTAATCATTCCCTGGATCACCGTAGTGGCGTTTACCACTGAAACTGAAGGTCAGCCCTTTACCGGTTACAGCACGACGTGTCCAGCCCCCCTGATCCATCGGCGTCCACTCTTCTGTGTTACCGTCGATACTTGGACTAAATGTCTCCAGGTCCTTCACAGTAACCATGTCCCCTGGAGCGACTGAAGCGCGTCCATTGATACCAATCTTAAAAACGTTATTGTGTACTGGGAAAACACCAGTAGTCGCCATACGCTCTCCCTACCTTTCATAGTAAATAGTTGTCTCTATGACATATTCGTATATGCCCTCATCATCCGTACCGACGCTGACAGGCTCAGGTGTCCGCATATCAAATGTAATAACTCGATGGCCGCTAATCTCCACATCGCCACGACCAAAAAGCGAAGCGTAGACCTCATGGGCCTTGCGCTCCGCTTTATCGGCGTTCTTTGACCAATGTATTAAGATGGATACGGCTTTCATGGCGTACGACGTATTATCCAGCCCGCCAATTGCAATATATGGCCTGCCGCCGGTATTGATATTGTACAAGCCGATACATTCCGGTTTGCTCCCGTCTATCTTGCCGATGTACCAATTGGGGCTCTGGATCTGCGTCTTCATCCAATCGCGGATTTCTGATAGCATCATCATTTGATGAATCCCCCCGCAAGCCGCTTGACCAGCTTCTTAAACCGGCTTACAAGTGACTCTGTCTTTTCGCCTTTCACCCACGGATCCAGCCACAAGCCTCGGGCATTCCGATTTTTGTCCTGCCTGAAGCGATATTCTGGATGCCAATACAGGCGTCGGGCATACGGCGTGTCATATACGATCTTCACCTTGCCACGCTTGAGCCCCCTCTTGTCCACCCAGGCACCGCGCTCCAGTTCACCGGTCTGCTTCGGCACGACCTGCTCGTTCGCGATTTCAGTCAGGATGCCTTCCGTTTTCCCATCTACAACTTGTTCCAAGGCTTGTAGCTGAGCCGTCGAAATCTTTTGGATGGCACGTCGGTTCATTTTCGTTTTAACCTTCACCATCTACATCAACTCCAATTCTGTGGAGAAGATGCTCCCATCTGGATTGCGTGGCCGCTCTGTTCGGAAGATCGTCCGTTCGACACCAGCAACGCGAACAAGCCCCTCGATCTGTTGACCGGGGGCGATATCGCCCTCAATGATAACTCGGCCTGCCAAGCGAATCAGGCGACGATCCTTGTCCAGCACCTGCTTCGATTTCTCATCATAGTTGCATGGACCAGAGTATAGCAGTGTCTCTAGCGGCTCCCCGTCGTCTGACAGCTCTGTCTGTAGCACCTGCACCGTTGCATTATTGATCCATTTTGGAAATGGCAACTTGCCCCGCATCAGCACAACCTCCGATCCGTTAAACCCGTGGCACGTAGTAGCCCGATGACGGCGTCAGTCGTCTTAACCCCTCCCGCACCCTCTACAGACTTGAACGAAAGCGAGACGCTGCCCGCAGAATATCCAGCCAGAGGAGCATCCAAGTAATCACCGTATTGATACATAAAGTCCGCTTGTAGGCAGACAGCCTTCGTCACGTTGACACGCTGAAAAGGCGTGAGACCATCAAAGCCACACGCCACAATGCGGTTATAGGTCATACTATCAATCTGGTCTGATGCTCGCTGCAGCGCCTTATCTAGCTCCCCTTTCGGGATGCTGCCGCTACCGTACCGATCGTAATCATCTGCCGTTGCATAGGCCATACGATCACCTACTTTTCTACCTTAGCGGCCTTTTTCGCTTCCGCCAGTTGATCTTTTAGCGTCTTCATCTCGGTCTGAGCAGCACCATATCTAAGCTGCAGCTCTTCATTTTCATCTAACAGCGCTTTGTATTGTACATACGGGACAGTTTTAGACGGTGCCGTTTCAATTACACTCAGCTCATCCCCATTTGCCTTGGCAATGTCATACCCTAACTTAAGGTATGTTTGCTGTTCGGCCTCATCAATTTTGAGCTGTTTGTTTCCTTTGATTGCATACAACATGTTTTATCTCTCCTTTTGTATTGGTTACGCATTAGGCTTCAACGTTGATTTGAATTCCGTCCGCTTTACGCTCAATCAGGAATAGATCTGTGTAACGGCGGTTTTGGTACAGGTATCCATCCCCACCTGTGTGGCTGCCCGGTTCCCAGAGATAAATCGCACTGTGTTTAATCGGAGCAAGTACAGCCTTAGGATGAATCAGGATCATATTGATCTGTTTTGCACCCACACCCGGCACCGCCCCGTTCGTGAAGTCAAAGACAGTCTTCATCCGGCTGGACGGCACCTTAACCAGATTCACATCATCCAAACTGCGAACAGCCCGGTTCACAACCCCATTGTTAGCCTGAACGTTGATCTGACGCTGCATTTCCTGTGACTGCTTCAACGCAGTGTGGACAGTAGGTGTCACATACAAAGTACGACCTTCCTGTGGTACCTCCGCCTCGTCCATATCCTCCATGAACTTGTCAAAGATATGTAGAGCGTTGGCTGCCGTAATGGCCGTTGCATCTACTTTTTTACCAAGTGCGACGTAATCAGAGTAGATTTTGCTGTATCGGTACTTATCCAGCTCTGGGATAGCCTGCTCTTCTTCAAAGACATTTGTTGTGTTGGCTGCAGATAAGATTTGATTCGTTTCATCCACGTCCATAGAGTCAACGTAAAATTCTACGTCTCGGTCAAATGTAAGCTGCTTCAACTCGAAATCATTATCAATGGCCTGTCGGTTCCAACCGCCACTACGATTATGATCCTTATACCCACCGACTGTGAGCCGTGGAATTTTAATGACCTTGGCACCCACAAATTTGGCATTCTGAGTCGTCAGAGCCGAGGATGTCAGCTCCTTACTATACTTCTGTTCCAGAACTGTCTGGAAGCTATCAACATAATTGTACGGCATTAGCGAATCGCTCCTTATTATTTAGATTAAACACCAAAAATTGCAGCTAGCTGATCGTTACCTGCTTGCCCAGTACCCTGTCCATTTCCGCCTATACGGAATCCAGAACCGCCTTGACCACCGTTCCCGTCCTCTGTTTTGAACAAGAACGCCTTAGATTCCTGCAGCCCCTTAAGCTGGTCTTCCAAGCCAACAACCTTGTCACCGTCAACGACGAGTTTTTCCTTATCGAACAACCCAGCAACCAGGCTTTCATCATGCACCTTACCATTCAGTGCTGACTTGATCGCGTTAGTCAGTTGCAATTCCTTCAGATCAGCCTCATATTTCTCTTTAGCAGTTTTGTTCTCATTGGCCAGCGTCTCAATCTGCTTCTTAAGATCCTCGGACAGCCCCGCAGTCTTGCCAAGTTCCTCAATCTGCTTGTCTCGATCTGTAACGTCCTTTTCGGCCTTTTTACGTGCTTCGGACATTTCGTTATATTGCGATTTCGGCACGAAATGTTTCGGTAGCTCCTTATTTACATCACCGATCAGTGCGTCGATCTTTGCTTCCTCAAAGCCTGCCTTTTTCAACAATTCCTTCAACCAATCCATTTATCATCAACCTCCATAGATTTTTATAGCTGCTCTCCAGCTACGGGAGTCGGTCGATATGCTCCGACCAACGAGCAAAAGGCCCCAGCAGTCTCAGCCGGAGCCAATCTATACATGTATTCGTTCGCGCCTAGAGTCTCGCCGCAAATGCTCATTTGCCTTGATGTGCTCTCTCAGGCGCTTCTGCCACTCTTTCACCTTGGCATTGGCTGCCTCCTGATTGGCCGAATCGATGCTACCAGCCTCACGGCGTTTATACTTCCTGATCTGTCGCTCCATGTAGCGCTGACGCTGCTCTGCCTCGTAGTTTTCCAAAGCTTCTTCATCATCCACAGGCAGCGGAAGACGGCTATTACCTGGTACAAATGTCGTCATGTTGTGCCTGCACCCGGGATGAAACAAACCGTTTGCTATTGCCGTGCTGAGCAACGGGTACTTACCATCCTTCTTCGTGCCCTTGCTATATACGTCATCAATGAATACTTTGCCCTGGTATGGCAGACAGAGCTTGGAGCAATTAGCGTGCGCTGATATGACCACAGTCCTGATGCCCAACTGATCGCGCTTGGCTCCTTCACCGGCAAACACAGCGCGTTGTGAGGATGTCCGCAGCGCCATCTCAGCATAACTGGCAACGTTCATTCGTCGGCCATTCGAAAACTCAATACAATCAAAGCCTTTATCCAGGAAATCCCGAGTCGCCATGTCGACAGCCTGATTAAGCGAAGCAGCTCCACTATTTAGATACACCTGAGCCTTATAGATCGTTTGACGATATACGTCATCAGCCTGACGCAGCATGGCATGCCTGGCTTGCTTCAGATCATTTTGAGATGCAGCAGCTAGAGCGTTCACACGGGTCTCATTCACCTTGAAGAAGCTAGAGTCCGATCCGTCTTCTGGTTCGACCTTTGGCTTCTTTCCAGTGATCTTATCCCATAGGCTACGGACACGATCCACCCCACGCCGAAACGCCCCCTTGATGCCTGTATCAACAGCCTGCTCGACTTCTGGCTCGTATTTTTTGATGAGCTGCCGAGTCTCCTTACGGTACTTCTGCAAATCCTGAAGCTTCCGCTGCTGCCACT